TCGGGATTTACTTCCGATACAATGGATATAATCAGGAGGATATAACATGAGTATATGCCCATTTTGTAATTATCGAGTTAAAAGAAAGAATAGAATTAAGCATCATGGGGTTTGGGTTCATAAGCGGTGTCCAAATATCAAAAGGAGACAAAAATGACTGATATTAAAAAGGGCTGGTGTGACGTACCGCTCACAAAAATGGTTAAAGCGGTATGGAATTACAAAGACGATGACGAAGAACGGGAAAGCGAATTGCACGAAAGTCTAAAACGGTGGGGACAGGTGGAGAGTATAGTTATACGTCCGCTTGGGAAGAAATTTGAGATCGTAAACGGTAACCACAGATTAGACCCGATGACCTCACTTGATATGAAAATCGCCCATTGTTATAACACCGGTAAAGTATCGGAAGCCAAAGCCCGGGAACTGGCAATAGTTCTCAATGAAACACGTTTCCCTACCGACCAATTAAAATTGGCAAAAGTGATAGATACAATACTAAAAGAACAACCGATCGAGGAATTAATCAAAATAGTTCCCTGGAACATGGAGGAAATTTTAGCCCTGCGATCGCTGGTTGACGTGGACTGGAAAAAATTTGGAGACGGTCAAGTGGAAATTGAACCCGAAGGAGAATGGATACGCATAACTTTCACGGTAATGGATTCACAAGCAAAAGTGATAAATCAGGCCATCGACCGCATTTGCACGGCGCTCGAAATTGAAGGTAAAAATGCAACCGGCCGGGCGCTGGAATTGATCGCCGCCGACAGTATAAATACGCCCATCGAATCTTTTAAATAAGGTATCCTATATGAATTCTCGGAACAACGACTTTCTCCGCCTTTTTCTCGGTAGAACACAAGAAAGCCCTTGTGTTACTATTGGCTTTTCTGTGATTATGGCTTATATTACACATAATGCGGAACATACAACAGATTCGTTTTTTGATGGTCTCCGGTACACGACCGTCTCAGAGGCTCGACCCAGAACATAGGGGGAGTAATGGCAACCAAGAAAACCTCTAAGCCCGGGAAAACAAAGAAAAAGTCCGGTAAAGTAACCAAAAAAAAAGCCCCTATTTCTCCCCCAAAAAAACATGCTGGTGGTCGACCTTCCCGGTACGAGAAAAGGTTTGTTGACGAAACCATGAAGCTCTCCGTTATAGGCGTGGGGGAAGAACAAATTGCTTGGTTCCTTGGCGTGCATCCCGTTACCTTTAGAAGGTGGAAGAAACGACACGAGGAGTTATGCACGGCTATAAAAAAAGGGCAGGCAGATCGTAACGTGCGGTTACATACGGCTATGTTTAACTCTGCAATAACTCATCGTAATATTGCTATGCAAATATTCCTGGCTAAGAATTGGTTAGGCATGAGTGACCGGCAAGATATTAATTTTCCCGATTTATCGGACGCTGATGAAAGCATAATAAAATTTGAGATAATACATACCAATAGTAAAAGGACACCAGCAAGCGGTGAGGATACACAAACGCCGGCAAGATCATCAAAACCGCCAAAGCCACCAGAGGGGAAGCCAAGGCTAAAGGTGCCGGCGGCGGCAGTGGAGAAAAAATTACCAAAGAGAAAGAATCCCCAAAAAAGGGTTAATTTAATGTAATGCAATACACACAATATGAGAACCTTGAACGTCCGCGGTTGATAGTCTCCGATGGTTTTTTTCCTCTCCTAACCATAGAGAATAGATACCTCATAATGTACGGGGGCGCAGGTTCCGGCAAGTCAGAGTTTGCCGCTCGCAAGGTTTATTCCCGGTGTCAATTTGAGGGAAATCACCGGTTTTTAATAGTCCGTAAGATCGGGCGCACGTTGAAAAAATCCGTGATCGCTGTATTCCTTGCAATACTGCAGGAACAGATGATACCGCATAAATACAATAAAAGTGACGGGATAATAACATTTTATGATCGATGGAGACGAAAGAACGAATTGTTTTTTGTGGGTCTCGATGACCCTGAGAAGCTAAAATCCATAAAGGGCATTACTTCCATTTGGGCGGAGGAAGCAACCGAACTGACCAAAGAGGATTTTATGCAATTGAATTTGAGGCTCCGGGAACCGACCCCGTACTATAAACAAATTATGATGACATTTAACCCGGACGAGGCAAAGGCGCCCTGGTTGAAGGAGATATTTTTTACTGACTTACCGGATGACTACACCGGTTTGGGGACACACCGGGACTCATATATGCACCATTCGACATTGGATGATAACCCGATTGATTCGGTGGTGGATGAGTATAGGGCAATATTGGATGATATTGACGACCCGAGCTATACGTCGATCTACAAACGGGGGCGGTGGGCGGCTGTAAAAGGTCTCATTTTTCATTGGGATTATATACCGCTTCCCGGGGACTCCGACGAATGGTTTGACGAGATCATTTACGGTGGTGATTTTGGGTTTACCGTGAATGAGGCGTTTGTTGGGAAAGTGTACCGCAAGGGTTTGGAGTTTTGGTGCGAGGAATTAATATATGAGAAGAATCTCACTAACCCGACTCTAATTGATATGCTGTTATTAGACCCAAGGTTCGACCCGGACGCTCAATCCTATTGGGACTGCGAGGAGCCAAAATCAATACAGGAGATGAAGGATAAAGGGATAAACGCCGTAGCATGCGTTAAAGGTAAAGACTCGGTTGATTTTGGAATTACCTTGTTACAATTCCTTGATATTCATATAGTAGACGGGTCGACTAATATCCTTGATGAAAGAAAATGCTATAAATTTAAAGAGGATGCAAATGGAAACCCGACCCGCAAGCCGGTTAAATTTAAAGACCATTGTATGGACGGGATAAGGTATGCGATCGTGACCCATTACCTGAAGTATTTACGGGAGGGATACAAAAAAGGACGGGTCTGGTACCCAGGCATGAAGTTATCTGAGGTTAGTGAAGAGGATGAAAAGCCCGCCTCCGATAGCCGATCACTTGTGCCCGGGGACATAAATGCTTTTAAGTCGTTGGATTCTGTTAGAGAACCTCCCAAAAACGACAAGGCAGGGGGGGAGGAATCCCCCCCAGCCGAAACTAAACGTGAAGGAGTCAAACATGGGAAAACAAGAAGAAAAGGCCGTATCTACACCGGTTAAGCGGTTAGGTAAAGCTCATTATATAAAAACCGATAAAGGCTTATTTCCGTTTTCGGTGTTAAAGGAAGCGGAATTAAAAAAGGTACCGTCAAAGCAGATCAAGGACGAGCTACGGTGGCTCGGTACATATGGATTGATTCCTCACCCGTATGAGTATTCAGCCTTGGTGGAGCTACAGGAAAATTGTTCATATTTTGACTCATGCGTCCGCACAATCGCTGAGGATGTTGTAGGGGCTGGCTGGGAATTGGTACCAAGGGAAGAAGGGGGAGAAAAGGTTTCAGATGCCGAGCGGTCACTTTGTATGACCTTATTTGATGATACCAATAGCGAGGGGGACACGTTTGACGAGACTCTACAGCGTCTTATCATCGACTGGGGCATGTTTGGTCAATTTGCGTTAGAGGTAGGCAGGGAAAACAAGATAGCAAACGGGTTATTCCACATGCAAGCTCATTCGATATTCATCCATAAGGATAGAGAAAAATTCGCTCAAAAGCTCCATGATAAAAAACGGTGGTTTAAGCTGTTCGGTTTGGAGGAAGATATAGATGGGGAAACGGGAGAGCCAACGACCGACCCTGAGAAGATAGCCCATGAAATTATCTATCACCGCAATTATTCGCTTCGATCGGCATTTTATGGTCAACCTCCCATCCTCCCAGCAATCGGCGCTGTGGTCGGTTCCATAAATGTCCGTAATTATAATCTGGCCTTTTTTGAAAACTACGGTGTGCCGGCGGCATTGGTAACGCTAGAGGGAGAATGGGAAGAAGGCACATGCAAACAGATCTCGGATTTTATCGATACCGAGATCAAGAGAACTGAAAACGCCCACAAAACCATCGTCCTCGAAATGCCCGAAGGTGGTAAAGTAGAATGGGAACCGATTGTGGTTGAGGTAAAGGAAGGCTCGTTCTCTTTTTACTTTAAGAGTCAACGGGACGAGATTTTGAGCATCTACAAAATGCCTCCCTACCGTATAGGCATAGTGGAGACCGGGAGTTTGGGCGGTAACATAGCAACCGAGGCTACGAAGATATATAACCAGGCCACAATTCAACCGATCAAGAATTTAGTGGGTCAGCTATTAAGCGATACAATTATCAGAGAAGGGCTTGGATGTGAAAATACGTTATTGCGATTCAAAAAAATGGATACCCGAGATATGGACGCTTTGATCGACCGCTGGGTCAAGCTGTTTGGGATGGCGGCGATAAATATAGATTATATACGTGGTGAGTTAAACCTGGAGGATAAAGTTGATCATGGGGCAACGTATTACATAGCGAGCCAGTATTTACCGGTCGGGGAAGAGACCTTTGAACGGTCGTTAAAAACACTCTCCAAACATGAAACACAGGAGATGGTAGAACGAGAAGTGAAAGAAGCTGTAAAGCGGCTGGGGAGAGCAAAATAATGTACGGTATAGTCTTGGTTAGGCTCGGCGGTGTTCGTACCGCTATGCCCCTTAAAACAATTATACGACGGGTTTGTCATAAGTGGGGCGTCGCACTTCTGACACTTCTTGGGGGGAAATTAAAATAATGGGAAAACCCATGAAAGATAAAATCAGGCTTCTCGCTATTCAGGTGGCCTGTATGTTGGGTACGGAAATAAAGGGGATTGATTTTAAAGAAACTAAAATGAGTTGGTATCGCCCAAAAACAAAAAGAATCACAATATCCATTGGTGCTCTTTATTGGTGTCGGAAGTCTATCGATGACGGGCGCCTGGATATTTGGATGAAATGGTTGGTCATTCATGAGGTATGCCATTGTATAGATATGAGACATAGTGCTATTTTTAAAAAAGTAGAGGAAGAAATTTGCAGGTTATTTGGTATTGTAATCATAGAGAGGAAAAAGTCTTATCCAAGAAAAGTTTATTGCCAAAGGGAGAAAAGAGAATTTGCTGATTTTCAGGAGTATTAATGGGTAAACCTGACTTCTATGTTCTGGGCGTGATGCGTGGTGGTACCTCCACCATGTACCGCTTGCTCTCGATGCACCGGGACATAATACCGCCTCATCATAAGGAGATAAATTTCTTCTCAGGAGACAAGTATAAACAAGGTCTGGGCTGGTATGAGTCGCTTTTTAATTGTATGAGGGTACGGGAACTGACATTCGACGGTTCACCGTTTTACTTTGACCATGCTAAAATCGCCGCCCCCAGGATAAAACAATTTACACCAAAGGCAAAATTTATTATCCTTCTCAGGAATCCTACAGTCAGGGCGTGGAGCGAATATTGCATGTTGCATGAAACTGATAAACGTATCACCTTAAATCAACACAGCAAGACAATTAATAGGGGCTTTTATGATTTTCATCTAGCGACCTGGTTGCAGTATTTCCCGTCTAGCAGTTTTATGATAATAAAATCTGAGGCGTTTTTTAAAGACCCCGTACAAATATATGATAAGATCACAACAAAATTTTTAAAACTTCCGCTGTGTGCAGTAAAAAAAGTTCCCTATTGGGATCCTCTATCATGGAGAAAAGACCGGTTTGGGTATCCTCCCATACCGCCCGATATACGGGGGAATTTAAAACGGGTATATGAGCCTCATGTGAAAAACCTCGAGCATATGTTAGGGTTAAAAATGGGGTGGAAGCTATGAAAAAACAAATAAAGAATCGGGAGGTTCAAAATGAAATGTTTAGTTTTAACAGTAACACAGGGGAATGGCCCCGAGGGTGGCATGAGGAAATGTGATAGTGAATGCCAATTCTTCACCTTAAAACGGGATGGAGATATGGGGCCAGAGTTGGAGGTTTCGGCTGGTAGTCCGCAGAACAAAAATGTCTGTTTACTGGCCTGTATTCCCTGGGTTTTAATTCACAAGCTGGGAGCGTTATAATGCCTATATTTGTTAGAACAAAAAATCCACCGTTGTCGTTGGTAAGTAAAGGTGAATTAGACCCCAAGACTATGAAGAAATTTAGGCGGGAGATAGGGCGGTTTTTAACCTTAATTGACTATCAGCAAAACAAACTAATGTATGTCCCCACCTCGCAAGAGTCCAATATTGTCTATTTTACGACGATAACCCCAGACCAATTTAAGGGCATGGAGGAAGATAAAAAGAAAGCCGAGGAACAACCGACCCAGGGACGCATTGTACGCCCAGAGTTTAAAGGGTATATACCGCCTGGGGGGGGGAAACGCAGACACAGATGATAACCGCAATCCGTGAGTTCGGAGAAGAAAGAATAAAAAATATAGAAAAAACAAGAGCGGAGTTGATAACAGAGAGGGCGTTATTTCCCAAAACGAGCTATGGGTTCGCCCGGCGCGACCTGGGGATCGCTCTCTCTGGGCTTTATATCGAGATATGGAGAGCCTTGGTTAGATGAGTACAGCTAAAGAGCGTAAAAAGGCGTTGGCGGCACATCACCGCATGGTGCGGAAGTGGGAAAACTTCCTCCTTCCGTTTACAAATAAATACATGAATTATTTACGGGAGGATTTAGGTAAACACATCAGAGATGCTACGGGTAAAACGCCCAGCAAGAAGATCAAAAACTGGATAGATTGGGACAAGGCTCACCATGAGGGATTATTAATTTACAAACCGGCTATGTTGAAAATCCTAGAAGTGGCTGGCGAAAAGTCAATCCATGTAAAAAAACAGGAGATGTTTGATGTTGTAACACCGGAGGCTACGGCATGGGCGGCTGGCCATAGTGCTGAACTGGTGACCAGCATAAACACCGTAACAATGGGCGGTTTACGGGAGATAATTGTTTCCCTCTTGCCCCCTGGCTCGGATCTCTGGGAGTACCAGAAGTTGATTAGACCGCTGGTAGGATTAACCCAGCCCCATGTTGCCGCTGTTGCCAATCTTTATACAAGGTTACTCGAGGAAGGTATTAACGAGGAACGGGCGCTGGCAATGGCGACACGTAAAGCCGGGAGACTCCACCGGTACCGTGCGCTGATGATCTCCCGTACCGAAACGGCAAACGCTCTCCTACAGGGACAATTACAAGGATATAAACAGATTGGAGGCAAAGAAGTTGAGCGTATCGAAGACCCTGATTGCTGTGACGCTTGCGCCGAAATAAATGGAGTTATTTACCCCATAAAAGAGGCTAACAGTATAGGAACTTTACATCCTAATTGTGAGGGGACTTGGGTATTGGCATTATAAAAGCTGATGAATTATGCCCAAGATGTGGGCGTGGAATGATATTGCTCAGGGCTTGCTGTTCGATACGACGCTCCGGGTGGCGGTGGATGCGAAAATGCGTTCACTTTAAATGTGGTTTTAAGATAGGTCACCAACGACAAGGAATGCTTATATTGCCAAAAAGGGAGGAAGAAGGCAAGATTGGAGGTAAGTTATGAAGATTGAAGATATGACCCTGGATAGCTTAAAAGCGTCCCTGGCTAAAGCAACAAGTGCCGAGATCAAGAATTACCGGTACCGGTTCATATGCGTATTCAGTAAATACTTTAAAAATAACCAAACTGCAGAGGTGTTAATTAAGAGCATGGGGGAGACTTTGACGTTTACCCGTCTTGATTTATACCGGAAATATATGCTGGTAGAATCTGAGATGAAAAAACGGGGCATAGAGTTTAGGTCGACCATTTTAGACAAGGCTGTATTCCGCAGAAAACTTAAAGGACTTGGGCTTGATACCATTGGAGACATAACGGTATTGAAAGAAGCGGTTTGCATAACAGGGGATTTTGTAAAAAACCGAAGCGATCAAAGCGGCTTAGAGATCAGCATAAGGGCGCTAGGTGAGGCCAATACTGAGCGTTTACTTGGGGAAATAGCAAAAAGGTTTGAAATGGAGACAAAACAAGCCCCTGAGACGGTCGTGTTCGCCAAGTCTCCAACCGACCCTTACATACCTGTGTACGATTTAAAGCTCGTACCGAGAACTTTGTTAGAGGTAAAAGAACCACAGGATAAAGAACCAGACGAGGTACAGAAATATAATTGTCAGTTTTGTGGCGCTGATGCTATTTGGGCATATACGTTTAACAAGGGAAAGGAGTTTATACCGGTATGTCATAAACACCGGATGAAAGCCCGTAATGAATTCCTGGGAGACAGATCGACCGAATGTATTGTTAAGTCCATTAAAAAAATAGCTGTTACCGCGGAACCAAAA